TACCCAGCATCGCGGCCAGCTCGTCACTGACCTGGTTCTCGCCTTCACCTGCCTGCTTCGCCATTTTCCTTCTCCATCCTTTCAAATTCCAGCATCTCTATGCGCTCCACCGGGATCAGCAGGAACTGCCGGATGACAGCGCAGAGCGCCTGGTTGTATAGTCTGTCTTTCTCGCTCACATCCTCGTCCGCCGCGACTCCCTCCAGCAGATCCCTGGTTGCCACCAGCTGCTCAACCAGGACCGCCTCCAGGTCCTTCCAGGGCCGGGAGTCCATGAGGAGCTCCCAGTCCCGCTTCGAGGCGACGGGCTCATAGGCCTTGTCATCGACCTCGATCCTCCTGAAAAGCTCGTTAGAGGACTTCACTCAGGTCTCCTATCGGAAGTAGATTCCCCTTCTCCGCTTCCCTCATCACGTCCTCATCCTGCCTTACCTCAGCCCCCACCGGCTGCTTGTTCACGAACTCCCCAATGTTCTTCGCCCCCATCAGCCGGGCCAGATGCTTGAAGACGTTGACGATGTTGAACTGCGGAGCTAGGATCTCACTTGACCCAATGACCTGGAAGATGGTCGCCCAGAGCTGTGGGTCACCCGAGGTCGGGAGCGTTCCATCCCCCACGTCCACATCATAGTCAACAAGCAGGTCCATCGGCCCGACCAGGACCCTGTCCTCGTCCCCATACTGTTCCCTCAGCTCCTCCTCATACCTACCCACCGCCTTGACATATTGGTCCTTGGACATGTATTGCTGCGTGTTGTAACCGACCATGTAGCCGAGGTCCTGAATCCCTTGTAGCCCTGCGATCCTGGCCGCCTTCTCCAGACGACTCAGGGCGCTCCCCCTGGTCCCCCTGAACTCCTCGGCGCTCATCCGCTCGCCGCCCCGTCTCAGAATCCCCTTGATGCTATCCGTCGCTCCGGTCACCTGATCCGCATACCCCATGACGGAGAGGGCCTCGGCCACGTTCTCCCTGGTGATATCCTGGACCTTCAACTGCTCCACCGCATTCTGCACACCCCGGCCCCAGGCCTTCTTCCTGAGCCGGATCACCTTCCCAGGCGACGGATGCAGCAGGTCGTTCAGGTTTATCATCTCCGGGTCCGCCACGAACATGTCGTTGATGGCCTTCCGAATGTTCGCTATGTGGCTGTTATAGAGGAAGTTCACGAAGGTCTGCAGCCCGTAAACCACCTCCAGCCGGCTGATCGGGGTCGCGGAGTACCCGTCGTAGTCCGGCGCACAGATCGCCACCGGGAACATATCGTGATCCGCGTCTGTCGGACCCGCCGCGATGATAACCTGATCTCCCGCCAGCGCCACCATCCACTTCTCAGGATACTTGCTGTTCCCGATCCCCCACTCGTCCGGAACGATGTTGAGGTATTGGTAGATGACGTCCACCGGCTGAGACATGCTCTGCATCCCTTCATCAGCCCGCACCTGGTCCCGATCCCTCGCACTCTCATCCGTCCCCAGGACACTCGTCCCCTTGATATGCCGGATATACTCCCCGTTGAAGAACATCCCCTTCGAGTCCCGCTCCCGACTCAGAATCTCCATCCGGTTCTCCCGGCTCAGCCATCCACAGTGCTCGCCCCGCTGCGGCTCGTGGATCGGGACGCTGACGTCGGGGAGGTAGCAATAGGGATCTATATTGTCCAGCACGTTCCCCTCGAACCTCAGCACCCTCTCCCGCTTCTTGTCGAACCCCGTCCTCAGGAACCCGCCCAGCGTCGACATGAAGCCCCGCTCCTCCTTCGTCGACCGGAAACCGTAGCGCTGTTCCCAGGCTGGGGAGATGGCTCCGAATCCATACGCGAAGGCGTCCCGGAAGAACGTGTGTAGCGCGACCCCCATCTTGGCTCTCCGAGCCTGGATGTCCACCACTCTCTCCAGCAGCATCGCCCCGAAGACGTCCTCGCTCCCGGTCCCTTCGTACTTGAAGATAGGCGGGTCAAGGAACGCAGCGACCACGTAGGTCAGCAGGGTCTCCATCGTCGCGTAGCTGAGTGGGACCACAATGGAGAGAGGTTTCCGCCTGTCAGCTTCCTCCAGCGCCTCCTCAGCCGTGCTCAGTGGGATGTAGGCCGTCAGCGTCTCGTCGATCTTCTGCCAGCTATCATACCTCTTACTCATCTCGGACTGGCTCATCCGCGACCGCTGCAGGACCGCATCCTTCAGATTCTTATGGAGCTCGGTCCCCGGCTTTAGCTTCATCCCGCGCGGATACGAGTAGTTATAGTTCGCATCCTCGAGCCTGGTCGAATCCAGGTAGTTCCTCGCGCCGAACTCTCTCTTGTCTAGGATAATAGGCATATTAGATCACCGTAGGGTAGGGGGACCGCAGCCTCGCCGAATCGAACGGCTCTCCCAGGTAGCTGCTCCAGCAACTGCCTATGCCCCCTACCCTCGTTAAGATCAAGGTATCCATGCTAGATCACCGTCTCGTAGTCCAGCCGAGGTTCCATCTCCAGCTCCTGATACTCCGCCTCGATATCTTCCGCACTCTCCGGCGGCTCGAAGTACTGCTCCCCATCCTCCATCGTGAAGATGATCCCGGCCAGCGCGTCGATCACGTCCCACTTCGTCGGCCTCGGCCACTGGAGCAGGTATTTCTCGATAGCTCCCGCCGCGCCCTTCTGATGCCAGACCTCCATCCGCCGATACATCGGGACCAGTCCACCACTCCGCCTCGGCCCTGTCTTCCCTTCGCGGGGCTTCACCTCGACGATCACGTAGAAGACGCCCCGACGGATCATCTCATTCCGCAACGGCCACGTGATGTATTCGTTCAGCCCGGTCACCTCCGGAGCCAGCACCAGCGCGTTGATCCGCTCCGCCATCTCGAACATCGTATCGTAGAGCGTATCGGGATACATCCGGCCCTCGATGATCTCCCTGACGAAGATCCGGTGGTTCTTCACGTCTACGCCAACTCCCACAACCGCCGTGTTCGCGCTCCCCTGCTTCATAGTCCGGGCCGGATCAGCCAGCACGACGTTCACCACATCCGAGCTCCGGTTCAGCTCCTCTTCCGTCTCCTCGTAGATTTGGAAGTATTCCTGCCGGAAGCCCTGCGTCTCCTTCGCCACCGGGATGTTCCTGAACTCCCGATACATCACGTCGAGGAGCCCGTCGTTCCGATAGCTGGCTGCTAGCTTCTGCACGTCCTCATCACTCATATGGTCCGGCCAGTTGCTCTCGTACCTGTCGTTAAACATCTCCAGCCTAACCGTCTCCCAGTCAGGATACCTCTCCGCGTCCAGCAGATTACTCAGCAGCGAGTCCTCATGCAGGACCGTCCCGATGAGCAGCAGCCGCCAATCCCGACTTCCCCTATCCACACTGTTCATCAGAGCGGAAAAGAACCATCGCTTAAGTTTCGCTCTCGTCTCCTCATTCTCCACCGACTCGTCATCCTCAAGGTCATCCACGATGATAAGGTCAGGGCGGCGATGCCTATGCTTGCGGCCACGCACCTGCTGCCCAGCACCCCGCGGCATGACCTTACAGCCCGTCGAAGTAACCCACTCCTTCTGCCCAAAAGGGTCCCTCCTGTCTTGTGGCGCAAACTCACCGAATACCTCCAGGATCAGGTCGTTGTTCAGCAGCTCCGTCTTCACATCCTCGGCCTGCTCGACAGCAGCTCCCCCAGTCGCGGACACCGGAATTACATAGTCACTATCTCGATACACGATCCGCTTCGCCGGGAAGGCCATGTTGAAGATGCTGGTCTTCCCAATCCCCCTCGGCGCGGCCACGGCCGCCAGCTGGATGCTGTCATCGTCCATGATGCGGAACAACTCATCGTGCATCGGGCTGAAGGGCTTGAAGAACACATGCGGGAAGAACGTCTGGCAGAATAGCTTCATGCTCCTGTCGCACTCAACCAGCAGCTCTTCCAGCTGCGTTTCGTTATCAGCCAGGCTCAAGCCTCGACCTCCGCGTCCCAGTCGACGCCTCCGCTCACAGCCGAGTTCAGCAGGTCGACGATCCGGTCGGATACCTTCTCCCCAACCGTGGCGCTCAGGGCCCCTCCAGACTCTGTAGGTGGTCCGGCAGCAGCCAGGATCTGCTCGATAGTATCTACAACGTTCTCGTCCGAGATCCCCATCGCAGTCAGCTGCGTCTCCGTCTTGCTGGCCGCCTCGTTGATCGAGATGAGCTCCTGGATCAAGGCTTGGGCCTGAGCCAGCTTCACTCGCCTCTCCGAACACTTCTCAGCCATTATTCAACCTCCCAATCGGCCAGGCACCTTTCTAGCCGGTAGATAACTGTCTCCAAGGCAAACTCACACTGTTTCAGGAACAGGGGCTGATGAGTCTCATCCAGCATGTCCTTCCACTGGTCTACAACAGTCTCAATAGGCTCCACCGAGAGGTGCAGCAGCTCATGTATCACCGCCTTTCGCGCTTGGTTAGGAGGCATGGTGACACTGATAGTAACCCGAGCCTGCTCCCGATTAATGTCCCTGGAGCACTGACCAAACCTTCCCCACCCGGGATCGTCATTACACCTCAGATCCACATCCCACCCACCAAGATGGAGCCTGTCCTTATAGACAGCAAACCAGTGTTCTACCTGTTCTTGCAGCGCCTCTGTCATCCCCTCAACATCCAATTTGTCTCGTCGAACTCACCATGCTTCGGATGGACGAACCAGGCAACCTGGCAGGGCTCGGCCTCGCGGCCCTGACTGTGATCCAGCGCATCCGTCCCGCTTGCACTCCCTCCAATCCAATACCAAGGATGCCGGAGGGGGGCGTGGAAGTGGCCCAAGATCACCCTATCGAACTCCGCCTTCCTCTGCCGCATCCGCTTCACCGCGTCCTTCGCCACCTTCCGCTGAATCCCGTAGTACGGGAATCCGGCCCACCCCATAATCCCGTGGCCGTGATACAGCAGATACCTCTGCCCCTTCACCTCAACCACCTGCTGCTCCCTCGGATAGATGTTGAACTGGACATTCTTGTGGTCCCGGAGCAGCAACCTCGCTACCTCAGCCAGCGGGAAGTTCAGCGTGTTGTAGCCTCCCTCCTTATGCTGAGGCTTCTTCGTCATCCTCCCGTGATTGTCTACCGTGACGAAGTCCACCACGACCTCCTCGAAGTGGGGAGACAGCAGGCTGACCTCCCCCGCCAAGAGCCTCCCAGCCTCCACCGCCTGCCTTGGCGACGGCCACTCGTTTGTCACCCTCAGCTCGTCGTGGATGTCTCCGCTGATCAGATCCCCCGTCACCAACACCCGGCACTCGTCGACATGATACGAGGCCCGATGCAGCTCCGTCCAGCTCAACACGTCCCGGGCGAAGTTGATGATGCGGTTCCCCAGGATCGCTGGACTGAACTCGTTAAACCCCTCGATCTCGTCGGCATCCTGCACCGCACCCATATGCCAATCCGTGTTGTGGATGACGAGGGCCACAGGCGTCGAGACCTTCAGGACCTTCGGCTTCCGATGGGCGATTTTCGGAGGGGTCATAGCCACAACAGCATCAGACACGCTCCTCATCGCCACCTGGATTGAGCCGACCCCCTCCTTATACTCGTCCAGCCGAGCCTCAGCCTCAGCAAGCTGAGCCATCAAGGCTCTAACCTCTTCCGGCGGGTCCGCCTCCATCATCACGTCTCGAGCTGTCCGGGTCTTCAGTTTTTTCTCAGCCATGATCTAGCTCCCTGACACCGTCCAGACTCAGCAGGTAATCCCTCGTCCCCTCCAAGGCCCACACTCGCTTCTTGCTCGGCAGCACAACCTGGCACTCCCTGAACTCCTCGAGGTTCCTCACGTCCGCCCACACCATAGTCGATAGCTCCAGGAACCTCCGAAACACGTCATCATCCACCACATTCTCCCCTACATGCCTCAGCCCCTCCCTCACAATCCTCGCCGGGTCCAGGCGCTCCCTGTTCACCAGGGCATCCACGTCCACCGTCTTGAGGTCCCGGCTGCTCTTCCTGTCCTTCTGTCTTGGTCGGACAAGCTCTCCTGTGACCCTCCTATAAGCTGCTCCGGCATAATCCCGGCTGACTCCACAGGCCTTCATAGCAGCTCGCAGGAGCTTCTCCCGATCCGTCTCCCCCTTCTCGATCAACTCGCGGATGCAATGCGTTGCCTTCATCTAGGCGTCCTTTCTACGTCATACATCTGATCTCCCCACACGCAGACGTCAGCCCCTCCCTTGTTCCCCGGCCTAAATACCATATCGCTCATCCCCGGCTCCAGATCCACCCGGGTCTTGAGTGCGTAGCTCCAGGCCTTCCCTCCATCTCGCTCGATCCGGTAGAAATAGCGATCCTGCTGCTCCTCATGCCCCATCAGCCTATACGACCCCATTTCCAACCAGCGGGGGACTGCCTCCGGCCACGGCATCTCCACCTCGGTCTCAGTCCAGATCTCGAGCCTGTAGATTCCGCCATAGAACGACCACTTCATCCTCTCCAGGAAGGGGCCCTGATTCCCAGCCAGGTCCACCAGAGTCGAGCGCCTGTGCCCCTTCAGGGTCAGGCCATCGAGGGGGTCGGGAGGTCCCGAGTCGTTGGGCTTGGAGCAGCTGCCGAGAGCGGTCAACAAGACCAAGACGAGCACCCAGACCGACACTAGCCAGTTGTTTCGAACCACCTCACCAACTCCAAGCCAAATCATCTCACTAACTCCAAATGCGGAAGATCGTGGAAGTACTGATCCCTGGTCATCGTATCCCTATCCCAGTCACCGCCCCATCTTAGCAGGACCCCCATCTCATCAGCGACCTGCATGATCCTCCCGACCATCAGCCCAAAGCGCTTCTCGTCCTTCCAATCCACCGGATACGGGATCACATCCACGGCCATGCTCGGCACCTCGTTATGCATGCTATTCGGCCACTCTAGCTTCGAGGCCCCCTTCAGGAAGGCTTCCGTCTGCGCGACCTCCCCTCTATGCCCGCAGATCACGGCGAAGTCGAACCACTGGATCGCCGTGTTCAGGACCCTCTGGAGATCCGAGTGGCAGGACTCCAGGTTCACGATGGATGCTCGGCTGAAGCTAGGCAACTCTGGTCCCCCTATCGACAAGGATGGAGAGTTTCTCCGAAAGGATGCGGTTGGTCTCGATCTGCTGGTCCTTGATGTCGTCCAGCTTCTCTTCAATCTCCCCCACAGCCTTCGTAAAACTGCCGGAATTCCCATTCGCTCTCCTGTTCATCGCCTTCATCAGAAGGAACGTCGTCAACGACCCTCCTCCGAATCCGCCGATCACTCCGGTCACCAGCTTATACAGGCCCTCCCCAATGACCTGAGCATCCCGAGGCGAGATCTCAGCAGGCATCGTCGGCATCCAGGCCGTCGTTCAGCCCCCTCACCGCCGCGTCCAGAGTCCCCTGGAACCACTTCTCGACCTTCTCCCCCTGCTTCCCAATCCTCTGTCGCAGCAGGGCCGAGGCCAGTTTCCCTCCGGCCCGACAGGTCGCATACACCCACTTGTTCGGCGCGAACCAGGGCAGAATCATCACGACAACCGTGATCCAGTTCCCCTGGATGATCTCCTTCACCATGTTCAGGTATTCCACAATGGCCTCCATCTGTTGATACTAAATATCAGCAGTTATTAGTTCCCCAGCTTCCTCTCCACTGCCTTCAGCCTCGCCTCCAGCATCCCGACCGTCTGCTGCAGATTCCCCATGTCCCGTCTCAGCCTCCTATTCTCCGCCGACAGCTCCTGGGCTGTCAGCCACACAGCCATGATCGCCTGATGTCCGCTGAAGGTCTCGTCGCTCGCCTTCTCCTTCGCAATCAGCTTCCCAATCTCGACGAACTCCTCGGCCAGGACACCAACCTGCTGCCGAGGATCCTCTCCATCCCGCCAGCGAAAGTTATATACCGGCGTCCGTTCCAGGACCTTCCTCACCGCCGCCCTCACATACTCCGGGATCGGCTCGATATCCTTCTTCAGCCTCCGGCTTGAGCTCGTCGTAAAGGTGGACTCCCCGGCATCCATCTCACTGTAGCTGGCCCCATTCACCACCCTGAAGTCATGCCCGTTCGCGTTGTTGCTCCCGAACACGACATCCCCATCCGCCTCGAACCTATGGTTCGTCGCGATCCCTCCGGAGTACACGTACTGATCAATGTGTGCTCCGTTCTCACTCGTCCCCTCGGCTATGATCGATCTCAGGCTCACCACGTTGTTCGCGGTCCCGGCCATCGTGATGTCCAGGCGAATCCCGGACCCATCACCTACAGCATCCGATGCATCGGCGTACTCCTCAACAATAGCCCCTGGATGCCTCACCGTAATCACCTGCCCAGCACTCGGCTCGTAGCCGTTGATGTCGTGCGTCCCATCTCCCAGAGCCAAACCATCCGCGTTAATCCGGAACATATCCGTCATCTGCACCCCCACACTATCGACTCCGTAGCTGCTTCTGACGGCGCTCAGGAAGTTACTGTTCGGCGCAACCGTCCCGTTGTCATACAGGGACTGCAGACTGAATTTCTGCGTCGCCGCCTTCATCCCCCACAGCTTGTGGTTCGTCCCCTCGTCGCTCTCATACAGGTAGAAGCCCGGCGCCGTCGACTCGGCCCTGATGTTCCCATCCACCTGCACCAGCTCACTCCCGACCGGGCTCGTCGTCCCGACATAGAAATACCCGTTCGGGACAGACACATAGCTAATCGAGGTCGTGCTCCTGTCCACCTCTAGCCAGGCTGTCCCGGCTCCTCCAACATCCGTCGCCGTCGAGAACGTCAGGACTCCAGCCGCGGTAGCCTCCGTCCATAACTTCTCATTAGCGGCCGCGTCCGACTCATACAACGCCCTTGATGGCGTGGCGGACTCCTGTCGAATGGACCCACCAATCGTCAGCTCGTCCGACCCCACCGGGCTGTTGATCCCGACATAGAGGGGCGCGTCCATCTTGACATAGGTGTTGGCCGCCGCTGTTCTATCCACCACAAACACTGAGTCGTAGGCTGTCCCGGCGTCATTGACTGCCTGGAGAACCAACTTCCCACCATTCGCGATGAGGGACCAGACCTTCTCGTTGCTAGTGGCGTCAGACTCGTAGAGGACCGTCTCAGGACTGCCGTCCTCCTGTCTATAATCCCCAGTCAGCACAAAGTCGGACGTGGCCGTCGGAGTCGCAGAGCCGATATAGACCGGCGCCTGAGGGAAGCTGGTCGGCCCGGGCGTTGTCCCGGTCCTGTCCACTTCCAGCCAACTCACCGCGCTTGCCCCCGCGTCCGTCGGGAATTGGAACTTCAGCACCCCTGCCACCGGCTGGATGACCGAGAGCTTCTCGTTCGTCCCGGCATCGCTCTCATACGTCGCAATAGCTGGAGCAGCCGCCTCGTGCCGGATGCTCCCTTGCACCACCAGGGCCTCAGACCCAGTCGGCGAATTTCCGCCTATGTAGGTTGGGGAGTCGAGCCCTGTGTAGGTGTTGACTACTCCGGTCCTGTCGATGGTGAAGACCGTGTCGCCTTGGGTCCCGGCGTCGTTGATCGTGATTAGCCGGAGCGCCCCGGCGTCCGCCTGCCAGGTCCACCACTTCTCGTTCGCCGGCCCGCCCTGCTCATAGATATGCCACTCAGGCTGCTCGTCCTCATGGACGATATCCGAGGCGTCGAAGGCTACATTCGTTGAGATAGTCGGGCTCCCGGTCCCAAGATACAAGCTATCCAGGTTCAGAATCCCTCCCCCGGTCTGCTGATGCAGCTTGAGGGCGTTCCCGTAGAGGCCTATAGTCCCTGTCGTCGTGATCGGCCCTCCACTCGTCCCACTCGAGTTCGCCGTGTTCAGCTGCGTCACTGTCCCCGTCCCGCCCACCGAGATCCAGCTCAGGTCGCTGGATGCCCCTGTCGAGCTGAGGACATACCCGCTGGTTGAGGCCGGGCTGAGGACGGCCATAACTGCCCCGCTCGTCCCCATATACAGGTCACCCTGGCCGGGCGTCAGGCTCGCGCCTGTCCCACCCTGCGCCGGAGTAATGTCTCCGGTCACCTGAGTCGATGGGACGGAGCCAGTCGCCAGAGCCCCTGAGGTCCACTGGACCACGTAGCTCCCGGCATTGTTCTTATACCCGACGCTCGTTCCGTCACCGAACAGGTAGAACCCATGCGAGTCGTCGCTCTGCATCCCCCTGATAGCTGCTCCGCCCGTCGTCGGCGCGGTGAACACGGCCGCGATAGTCGAGTCGGAGTCCGTCGCATCGAAGAGCTCCAGGGTCCTGGCCCCTCCGCCTCGCAGCTCCTGGATATTGATGTCCATGAAGCCTTCGAGGGCACTCTCCGACGCCCTCATAAACTTCCCTATCCCGTCGAAGTTTGCGGCGACGAGGGTATCCAGGAGGGCGTTCTCATCCTGAGCGTGAATATCCGCCTTGAAGGTTGTCGAGTCCCGGACGGTCCAGGCGCTGCTGAAGTAGGCAATGACGTCTCCGTCAGAGGCCGGCCCCAGATTATGGAGCTCGAGAGCGTCTCCGGTCAGGGCGAGGGTTCCGCTGGTCGTGATCGGCCCGCCTGTCAGCCCGGTCCCGGACGCAACACTCGTGACCGTTCCGCTCCCAGTCGGCCCGTCTGCCCACGCAGGCAGAGAGGCCCCCATCTGGAGCCACTGGTTCTCGGTCCCCTTTGCCAGGACGGCCAGGCTGTCCCCCTGGACAAGCAGGATGTCCCCGTTCGTAAAGACCAGGTTGCTCCCTGTCCCGCCATTCGCCTCTGGAACCACCCCGCTCAGCCGAGCCACCGGAATACTCCCAACCGCCAGGCTATCCCCCTCGAACTTCACGACCCAGTCCGCTGTGTCCGGGTCGTAGAACCCCCAATTATCCCCATCTCCCACCATCCAGAACATCTCGGTCCCGTCCTGGTCAGAGAGGATGAACCCGGCAATGGAAGAGTCGCTCTCCGCGACGAAGGCGACCGACTCATAGTCCGC